ACGTGCTGATATGGTAGGATGTCTTGGTGTAGATGCAATAAAACAAACAGCAGAATACTATAACCTTAATTGTCCTCTTGATGGGGAATACAAGGTGGGGAGTAACTGGAGTGAAACACACTAGTAGTAGGGCCGGAGATTTATCAGAGTACTATGCGGTAACTTGGTTGTGGGATCAAGGTTATGAAGTCTTTCCAAATGCAGGTAGTCAAGGCATGGTTGACATGATAGCGTGGAATCCTGAGACTCAACAAACAATATTAATAGATGTAAAAACAGAAGGCGATAGATCAAAGGGACATGGTAATCATGTTAGAACTAAACGACAAAAATCTAAGAACGTAAGAATACTTCTTTACAATAGAGAAACTCGTAAGCTTAGATTCATGGAGCACAAAGATGCCTAACATAGTAGATGATATATATGAAGCACTAATGCCTTTAACCAAAGGTAAACACTTAGATATATCAGATCAAGATATAGAACAGTTTGGGGAACGCATGAAGTCTGCGTTAAACGCTTGGGCTAGACCGCCTAGAAGAGATTCTTCATTCTCTCTTAGGATGTCAAACATAGGTAAGCCTGTCCGTAGGTTATGGTTTGACAAGAACAATCAAGTAAAAGAAGACAAGCCCCACCCTAAAACATTTATAAAGTTTTTGTACGGTCATCTACTTGAAGAAGTATTACTCATGTTATCTAGACTAACAGATAATGAAGTAGGTTCTGAACAGAAAGAAGTCGTAGTGGATGGTGTGTGTGGTCACATGGACTGTAAAATAAATGGTGAGGTTGTCGATATAAAGACAGCATCAGGCTTTGCATTTAGAAAATTTAAAGATGGGTCACTAAGAGAGGATGATCCCTTTGGATATATCAGTCAACTAACAGGTTATGAAGAAGCAGAGGGAACCGAAAATGGTGGTTTCTTAGTAATAAATAAAGAGAACGGAGAGTTATGTTTCTTTTCACCTGACGATTTAGATAAGCCTGTTATCAGGAGACAAATATCTAGTGTAATAAAAGCTATAAATAAAACTAAACCACCTGAAGAACTTTGTTATGAACCTGTTGATGATGGTAAAAAAGGTAATAAAAAATTACACAAGAACTGTACATTTTGCCCTCACAAGTTTGAATGTTTTAAAGATTCTAATGATGGTGAAGGTCTAAGAACTTTTAAATATAACAGAGGGTTAACTTACTTTACTAAAGTAGTTTCGACACCAAGAGTTGAGGAAGTTTTATGAATAGGAGAACAAGTAAAAAAATTAATCGTAGAGCAAAAGAACTTTTGTTAGGGTGGATGCAATCTTTAGTTGACAAAGAGTCAGCAAAGAAGTATAATATGAATAACGTCCTTTCATTCACACCAAAACAAACCCACCTATATTATAATGATGGTACTTATCATGTAAGTGCTTATACATATAAGTGGTTTATCAATCAAATTAAAAAATTATATTCTCATAAAGAACTACAATCAATTACTCTTGCTGATTGTAAGGAAGTTGCTTCTTGAAAATAAGAAAAGGATACAGAAAACGTAGGGTTATAAGACCTGTAGAAAAAGATGTACCTGCTACTTATGATTCCAAGTGGGAGTATTCTTTACATCAAGGAACTTTAAAGAACTGGAAACATCATAGTGATACAGTTGAGTACACTATTGAACATAAGTATCATCCTGATTTTATAAGGGTGATGGGTAAGAAAACAATTTTACTAGAAGCTAAAGGTAGGTTCTGGGATTACCAAGAGTATAATAAATATACATGGGTAAGAAAAGCTTTACCTAAAAACACTGAACTAGTGTTCTTGTTCTCTGATCCTTATGCTCCTATGCCTCAAGCTAAAAAGAGAAAAGATGGATCAAAACGTAGTCATGCTGAGTGGGCTGAAACAAATGGTTTCACTTGGTACAGTGAAGAAACACTACCTGATGATTGGACGGAGAAGTAAATGAGTATTGATAATGCAACACCTAAAGAGTGGGATGATGTAAACAACGAACTACAAAAAGATGAAAGTACTTGGTCAACTAAAGTAATAGCTGATGTTGTTAATGAAACATTTAAAGATATAAATAACCCTAGTCACTACAATAGTGGAGATGTAGAATGTATTGATGGGATAAAGGCATCACTTTCTAAAGAAGAGTTTGAAGGTTACTTGCATGGTAACATTATAAAATATGTATGGAGATTTAGATACAAAGGCGGTATCAAAGATTTACGGAAAGCAGAATGGTACTTAAAAAAACTAATAGAAGAGATTGATAATGTGGGATCGAAAAGCTGAACGTATAGCTAAGTATAATAGAAAGAAACAAAACACTTCCTACAAAAAAACTAGTAAAGGAAATAAAATTAAACACGATGAATCAGAGCAAGATAGGCGAACAAGATTATTTAGGAATTAAAATAAACTATGATCTAGAAGATTATCTAGATTCTTTTACTCTATCTACAATAAAAGATAGGTATCTTTGGGAGAATGAAACTCATGCTCAAGAGGCTTTTGCTCGCGCCAGTATATTTGGTTCTACTTTTAAGGGACATACTGATTACGATCTTGCACAAAGACTTTATTCATACGCTAGTGTTCACTGGTTCATGTTTAGCACTCCTATCCTTAGTAACGGGGGTACTAGCCGTGGCCTACCTATCAGTTGCTTTCTTAATTTTGTTCCTGATTCCCGCAATGGGTTATCTACTCATTATGATGAGAACATATGGCTCGCAAGTGGAGGTGGAGGCATCGGTGGATGTTGGAGTAGTGTGCGGAGTAATGGCGTGGACACTTCTAACGGTTCTAAGTCTACTGGTTCCATCCCTTTCATGCACGTTGTAGACTCTCAGATGTTAGCCTTTAATCAAGGCGTTACAAGGCGAGGAAGTTATGCAGCATATATGGATGTGTCTCACCCTGAGATAGAAGAGTTTATAAACATGAGGAAAACTACAGGTGGAGACTTAAATAGGAAATGTTTGAATCTTCATAATGCAGTTAGTATATCCAATGAGTTTTTAGAGGCTGTTAAGTTAGATAAAGATTGGAGATTGATTGATCCTAAAACTAACACAGCAGTTAAGACCATCTCTTCCCGTGATCTATGGTTTCAGATAATACAAACAAGAATGGAGACAGGAGAGCCTTACATTGTTAATCTTGATATATGTAACGAGGCTCTACCAGAAGAACAAAAGAAACTAGGATTAGAGATTAAACAAAGTAACTTATGTTCTGAAATAACTTTACCTACCAATGAAGAGAGGACAGCAGTTTGTTGTTTGTCTAGCGTAAACTTAGAACACTTTGATGATTGGTCTAAAGATGATCAGTTCATTCCTGATCTAATTACTATGTTAGATAATGTTCTTCAAAACTTTGTTGATAGTGTTCAAGGTAAAGGAGGTTACGATAAAGCTGCTTACTCTGCTATGCGTGAGAGGTCTATAGGTTTAGGTGCTATGGGTTTTCATAGTTATCTTCAAAGAAACAACATAGCTTTTGAAAGTATGTACGCTTCTTCTTTTAACAACAAGGCTTTCTCTTACATAAAAGACAGAGCATCTGCGACCACTCGTAAGCTTGCAGAAGAAAGAGGAGAAGCTCCTGACATGAAGGGTAGTGGTAAACGTAACGCACACCTTCTTGCTATAGCTCCTAATGCTTCTAGCTCTATCATATGTGGTGGTACTAGCCCATCTATAGAACCTATCAGAGCTAATGTTTATACACACAAAACTTTAACTGGGAGTTTTAAAGTTAAGAACAAGTACTTGGATGATCTTCTACTTGAACTTGTTCCTACTAAAAAGAAACGTGATGAAATATGGAAAGACATAGCAGCGCATGAAGGATCAGTGCAGCACTTAGATATACTGTCAGATTCACAGAAAGAAATATTTAAAACTGCTCCTGAGATAAATCAAATATGGATAATAGAACACGCTGACATGAGACAAAATTATGTTTGTCAAAGTCAGAGTGTAAATTTATTTTTTAAACCACCCCATTACGAGGCTGATCAAGAAACACACGATGAGTTTCTACAGTACGTCAATGATGTACATTGGGCGGGAGCAACTAAATTAAAATCACTTTACTATTTAAGGTCTGACTCTGCTAGGTCTACAGAAAATGTTAATATAAAAATACCTAGAATAAAGTTAGATGAAGAGGGGTGTCTAAGTTGTGAAGGGTAAAGTCATAGAGGTAAAATGGGATGATGCTTGGATTGATACTGAAGATGTGCTAATATCTGAGGCGAGAAAATTAAAAGCGGTATCCCGTTCTACCGTAGGTTGGTTAGTATCTGATAATGAAAATGAACTTATACTTGCTACCGATATGTATCACAATGATAAAGACAAAGAATATGTTAATGCAATTATGGTTATACCAAAAGGTATGATAATAGATTATTGGGAGTATGAAGTAGATGAGCCTATTAGGAACTAGAGATTATTACAAACCGTTTGATTATCCGTGGATGTTTAACTACTACGTCCAACAGAATCAAATGATGTGGTTGCCAGAAGATGTACCACTTCACAATGATGTTAAGGATTGGCAGGACATGACATCACATGAAAAGAATTTACTAACTCAGATATTTAGATTGTTTACACAGTCAGATGTAGACGTAGCCTCTGGTTACATAGACAAGTACATGAGAGTTTTTAAAAAGCCAGAAGCTAGGATGATGATGTCTTCATTTGCTAACATGGAGTCTATACATCAACACGCTTACAGTCTACTATTAGATACTGTAGGAATGCCAGAGATGGAGTACAAGGCGTTTGCTGAGTACGAGGCTATGGCTGATAAGCATGAGTATTTAAGTGGCTCTACGCTCAAGATAAACAACAAAGAATCTATAGCTAGAAACTTAGCAATCTACTCAGGGTTTACAGAGGGCTTGCAATTATTCAGTAGTTTTGTTATACTATTAAACTTTCCTAGATTCGGAAAGATGAAAGGGATGGGGCAGATAGTTACTTACAGTATACGAGATGAGTCACTACACGTTGAAGCTATGACTCAACTCTTTAGAGAGTTTATAAAAGAGAACGTAGATATTTGGACAGATGATTTTAAAAAAGAAATCTACTCTGTGTGCAGAGAGATGGTTAAACTAGAGGATAAGTTTCTTGATTTAGTATTTGAAATGGGAGACATACAAGGATTGACTAAGACTGAGATGAAAGAATATATTAGATATATAGCAGACAGACGGTTACTACAGCTAGGATTAAAACCTAACTATGGTATTAAAGATAATCCTCTTGATTGGCTTGATGATGTACTAGGTGTCGAACACCAAAACTTTTTTGAAGGTAGGGCTACTACTTACATGAAAGCAGGGTTGAAAGGTAATGTAGAAAATATAAGTTTTGCAAGTGTATAGTATTATGGACAATAACCAAGAAGCAAACTTAGTATCTTTCAAAGTAGTACTCACAAGGGACGGTACAATTATGACTGAGTTTAGTCATCTTCCTTTAGGTCATGCTGAGAAAATATTTCACAAAGAAGACTTTGATGTTATATCTAGGATTATATCTGAGGGTAGAAAAAAACTAGAACCTATGCACGAATACATTGAAAAAGAAATACAATCTATTTAGTAGCTTTGTGGTGCATAAATGCGGTAGCTCCCATGTATGTACCTACAATACCGCACATAGAAAAATAAAAAAGCCCCAACAAATCTGACAGAGCATTCACTCTACTATCAGATATGAGGGGCGTAAATAAAACTACCGTAGTTACTACCATGATAATGATAGCTAACCAAGCCATCATCTTTTGAGCCTCAGACTTTTCTTCTCTTAGTTCTAAGTCTACCATTTCTTTAGCTCGATCTAGTTCTTCATCACTGATGATGCCATCATTGTTTAGATCAAACTTCTCGTACTTAGACTGTAGTTCTAGTTTCTTTGGAGACATCTTAGTGCGTGTTTCCCTCACCATTAAATATTTTATGAGGCTCTGACATAGCTACAAATTGAGTCTCAAATAGTTCTCTGTAGGTTTCAAAGTCTACTATGTCTAGCCCTCTAGCAGCGTGTGTTCTAGCATATATTTGATACGCTGCCCCTAGTTGATCTTCCGTGTATAGTGCTAACATATTATTCTCCTACTCCCATTACGATGTTAACTATAAATCCTAGAAATCCTATTCCTATTAAAACTACAGAACCTATTAGTAACATATCTAAAAGAAATTTTTTATGTTCTGCTTGTCGCCTAGCTACGGCTAGTCTTCTTTGTCTTTCTTTTTGTCTAGCTCTCATCATAGATTTATAAACATCTCCCTGACCAGAATAGACAAATAGTTCTCTTAATTGTTTTTCTAACTCTTTAGCTTTATGTTCTGCTAGTGCTACCTCAAGTGCATGAGCCTCTACAGACTGAGCATCAAACATTTTTTTCCCTATGGGAGTATGATCTGAATCTGCTTTAGCTTTATCTATTTTGTCTTTTGCATCAAAGAATTGTGCAAACTGAGATGATAACTCTTGGGTGTCCTTACCTAATGCAAGACCTTTTTTTATTACTGTAATTGCTTTTGAGGCAGCAGCAATGGCTACTGTTACTTCTATCATTACTGCCCCCTTTAAATTTAGTATCTTCTAAATAAATCTTCAGCAGCACAGTGATCCATAGCTCTGCAAATCCTTACGTTTTGCATATATAATTGTTGATCTATATAGTTCCATTCAGGATACTCTGACATCTGCATACTGACTTTGCTTAACGAACATCCTGTAAGTGATAGTAAAATTATTATTAATAGTCTACTCATTGTCCTGCTATCATTCTCCTGTTTTCTCTTTCAGTTAAAATTTCTTGGTAGCCTTTTTCATCAAGATGGGTTACTGCTATCCAAGCATGAGTCATTTCATCTCCTGTTCTGCTGCCTCCATACACCCACTGATCTGCATCAGGGTTGTTAGGATTATCTTCAGTGTTGTCATACCACTGTTTAAGAACTAGTACTGCTCCTGTTGGTATCAGAGGTGCAAAGTCTGGATCGTATATGTGGCTATGATGCCAAGTTGCACTCCAGTTAGATACCTGACTAATCTGTTCTGTCACCCCAGTATCAGGGTAAAAGATTTCAAAGCTTGCTGCATTCATTCTAAGGTGTCCGTGAGGTTGCCATGAATCAATGCGAACAGGGTGATCAAAGGAGTGGAATCCTTGAGTCATGTGATAACCATGAGGAGGAATAACAATATCATCTTGATCGCTTATCCTGTAAAGCTTGAGGTCTTGAGCATATGTAAGTTCTTTAGATTCCTCTGGCGAGTATAGCCACAGTCCTATCTCTACAACATTATCTTCAATAATAGTTCCGGGTGCTATAGCTCCTAAACCACCGGGGAACATATGAATGTCCCAAGCTATCTCAGAGTTAGCAGGTATAGTACGACAGACACCTTCCGGTACTATCTCGCCCCACTTACCCATAGCATACTCTGTCAGCATCCCATACCTCTCACCATCAACATTAACGGAGCTATTGGCATGATGCACTACACTCTTAGCATCACCTCTTGGTTTAACTTGAATAGCTTTAATACATCTATCCTCTGTCAATCCACTAGCTACGTTATGTTTATGCCATAGATCATTACCACTGGCAGGTATATCTATAGGAATAGAAGGGATAACCATAGTAGGCTCTCCAAAGTCTTCGTAGAAGTTCCACTGGTTAGGGTCTGAGAGATTAGCAGAGGGGGCTATAACGTCAGTATCGCCATACTCTGACCCAGTGTTTACCCATTCTACTATCGTGGCTATATCGGCCTCTGAGAGCCTCCAATCACCATGTAATTCCTGTATCCCTATACCCTGATCGTAAGCATATGGAGGCATCTCTCTGTTAGCTACCTTCATCTGTATCAAAGGACTCCACGGTCTAACTTGTTCATAGGTTTCAAACTGCATTGGGCCTATACCACCATCACGATGACAGACTACACAGTTGTTATTGATTATTTCAGCAACATCATCTACATAAGTAGGCACTCCATGAGCCATAGAACTTAGTAGTAATGTTCCGCTTAGTAGTAAATTTTTCATATTAGTAACTCCATACTGTCGGCCTCGGCCTTTCTGGTGAATTTTCTATATCATCTAAATGTATAAATCTACCGCTACTACCTTTCTGATTTATTCCTATACCCGTAAACCCTGCTTCCGTAGCAGCGTCTAAAAGCATATGAGCCTTCTCTCCACGCACACCTATATCTATTGCGTGTCCTGTAGAGTGTGCTCCTGCCTTACTCTTACGAGCTTCTATGGGGTGATCTGGACAACGGTAAGCACTGTTCACAGGGAAAGGGAACCCCAACTGTTCTCTGAGTGCTTCTATCCTAGCCATAAAGTTTGGGTCCATACCACTCTTACCACAGTGAGAGCATTTCAGTTCATCTTCTGTGAAGTATTTCATCTCTCTTCTTTCCTCATAATATCATATGGATTAAGAATTACATCTCTACCAAATATTAATCTTTCTCCACGTTGTAATTTATCTTGAGTTCTTTGTACAGCTTTGGCTAACTCCATATCAAACTCTGTTCTACTTAAACCTTTTGATCTTTGAATAATACCAAATTGATTATTATAAGCATCTTTAGCCTGTGTTCTCCAATCTCTACCCTGTAAGGCTTCTTTAGTTCCTTGATAAAGTTCTTTAAGTTGACCACCTACAGCAGCTACAGGATTACTTCCAGTTTCATAACCAAATAAAGAATGATTAACTGTATCAAATAATTCTTCGTTTCCTGATAATCCTATTTGATCTCGATTAGATTTTAAATTTCTAAGTTGATCCGTAGTAATAGGTTTACCTTGGTGCATCCAAGTAACTTCTCTGTTAGGGTCTATTTGTTTAGTTAAGTCTGTTGCGTCTGCTGATATTCTTAATTGTTTTTCATCATCAAATCCTAATAACTTAGCACCTTTTTTTATACCTCTTTCAATAGCTCCTAATACACCACCTTCAGCCCTACGAGTTCTTCCAAGACTTCGTAGTACTCTGCCTCCGGTTGCATAGGGGTATAAAGATCTATCAGCATAAGTAGCTTTCTTAGCCAGTACTAGTGGCCCCACCTGTATTACTTCTTCTGCTGTAGCTACTGGCTGTCCTGTAACCCTGTCGTAAAAGAATGAATGCCTTCTAGGATCAAAGCCTACCTGTATCCACTCGTCACTATCTAGGGCTTCAACCGCAGCATCATAGTTTTGTTTAGCATTTCTATCAATATATTTACCCATCATCTGAGCAAAAGGAGATTTTGGTTTACCTTCCATAACTCCTTGAGCCAACTCAGCAGTTGAGTATTTTTTTGAAACACTCTTCGTAAAATCAACATCTCTTATTGCAGCAGTAGATTGATGTCCCTTCGGTTTTCCATTAACGTGTATTGTAGGAACCCATGCAGAGTTTTCTTTTCTTAAATATGCAGGAATGTCCAATCTCAGCCCTACTTCTTGCCCTTCCTCAAATGGAGTGTTAAGATTTTTTCGTTTAGGTTCAGCCAATGCGGTAAACATTGCTTCATCTGTTTCTGGAATAGGTACATTCTCGTATGGATAAACAGTATTGTTTACTATCTTATCATATTCATCAGATGTAATAGTACCTGCTTTTAAATCGTCATACGCTTTTTGTACTTCAGGAATAGTTTCTTTTAATGTTCTTGGTTGTCTCATAAAAGGGGCATCAGCAGCTTGTCTAGGGGCAGGAACAAAGTCAGTAGCAAACTGATCTTCTTTGAAAAGTATATAAGAGTTACCACCCGCCTGACGTTCAGAAACTCTTGTAAGCTCTCCTAGATTCCTGTACTGAATACTATCAAACCCCAAGTCCTCTAGCATATTTCTAGTTACTATGTTAATGTTGTGATCGTAAGCAGCATTCAAAAGCTTTCCTGAGTTCATATCCTTCTTACGAATAATAGAATCTATTTGTGCAGAAGCATCATCTACTATCTGAGTAAACTGTGCGTCAGGTAATTTTACTTGTTTGTTCAAAGCATCTACAAAAGTCTGTGCTTGTTCTGCTAGTTTAAGATTACCAGAAGGATCAGAACCACCAAGAAACTTAGCAGGGTTCCAGTTAATCATATCAGTATCTAACACTAAAGGATTCTTTACGTTTATAAATCCCTGCTGTAATGAAGGCTCTACACCTATAGGAACGCTTTCGTTTAACTCCTTAACAATGAAATCCATAACTTCATCAGGGACTCCTTCTTCTACTACAGCTACCCTTGCCTGTGATTCAGTCATTCCATCATCCATATACTTAGCAATAGCTACTCGCTCTATCATGTTTTCAGCAGTAGGGTGTGTGCCTCGCATTAAGATAGTTTCAGACTGACCTTTAGTACCTATGTGCATACCTAACTCTCTTGGTATACGGGCCGACAAAGGATTATCATATCTAGTCTCTGAAAAAAACCTACCATTATATTGTGGCTTCTGCTCTACAGAGCCTTGTAAAAATTCTTCTTTGCTTACACTTGATGGCACTGGAGGTCTATCAGAAACTTTAGGAATATCGTCAACGTATCTTTGAACTAAGTCTAGGTCATCTTCAGGTATCGCATTAAACTCATCGTCTAATTCTTTTGCTAGTCTATCTTCTGCTGACCTTCTAGCCTCAAAGTATCTGTTGTCTGGTTGTTGATACTCAATATTATTATCTGCATTATCTTTACTAACTCTAGTAACACTATAGTCAGGAGAGTTAGGGTCTACAAAATTTTCTGGCTCTCTGTATCTAAAGTCTCTAAGAGTTTCCCTAGTTCCATCGTCTGCATTAAACCTTGTAGTAGGTCTAGTGTCCTCAACAATATCATCTACACCCCTTGATAGCCTTTTGATAATAGCAATCAAACCTCCGGCTGCAAAACCAAACCTGTCCTCTTCATCTATAAAGGCTTCTCCGGCCTGTACATCGTAAGGCATACCTGTCATCTTGTCTATGCGCTCGTCTGGTTCTTCAGGAGCCTTCGGTACATTAACCTGTTCGTAATACTCTTTCACTAGTCTTCCTCATCAGGTGTGTTTAGTAATGTCCTACTCATGTCAGAATAAATTTTTTCAAGTTCTCTTTCTATTGCATCATATTCTTTAATAGTTCCTTTTTTTGGAGTATCGCCTACTTCAGAAGCAATCTCTCGTAAGAATGGAATATTAATATCTTCAGGAATAAATCTACCTTTTAATAATTCTCTGGAGTCATCTCTACTTATTCCTAAATCTTGTAATTGATTTAATATTTCTCTATCACTTCTAAAATACTGAGAAGCTTGTAGATTACGATATAATTCTTTTTGAATTTCATATCTTGATCGTTGTCTATCTTTATACTGTTGCGTAAGAGTTCCAAAACTTTCTCTGTAGTTTGGTTCTGTTTCTGTAAGACTAGACATTTTATTTCTGTAATCAATTATTTTAAAATTAAGTTGTTGTTCTGGATCAAACTCTGTCCATCTAACTCCTGTTGCTAAAGCTTTAACTTCATTACCTAAATCATAAAGAGGTTTTCCAGTATACGGATTACGTTCTTCATCTGCTGCAAGTATCATTCTTTCAGCACTCTCAAGTGTTCCCGGCAAAAGATTATCTAACAAATGATAACCTACATCTCCTACTTTATCTAAGCTAGTAGCATTAGGAGAAAACAAAACTTTTCCATCTGGAGTTCTACCATTAGGATTATTTACAGCAAAGTATATATCAGTTACAGTTTTAGTAAAAATTTCTTCTGACACAAAAGGAGCAAGTAAAGGTTTTGCTCCTTCTACTATCATATTAAATCCTGTTTCAATTACATCTTTATCTTCCATTCTTCCTTTTTGTAATTCTCGATAAGCAGAAATTATAGGTTCTTTTACTGTGTTATAAGCATCTAAATACTTTGTATCAGTTACATAAATTTTTCCTGTATCTTCATCTTGCCTCCATAACCTTACATTCTCAGAGCCACTCCACGGAGTTTCTGAAAGAACTGTAGCTGATTTACGTTGATCATCTGACCAACCTAATGAAGATGCCGTTATTTCCCCTGCTGCATCAAAGCCTATTGCGGTAGCAGATAAACCTATGCCGCGCATAACTCCTCTTCCTGCTAAAACTTTATTACCTGATCCAATTTCTTTAGCAGTTTGTCTAAATATATTATATGTAGTTCTTAGTATTTCGGCAGGAAAAGAAACAAACGAACCTATAGGTAAGTTTCTCAAAGCTTTAATGCCCGGAGGAACTCTGTCATAGTTTGGCATAGTGTTTTTTACTATGTCGGCTGCTTCTAATTCTAAAGATTCTAATTTTCTGCTGCTACCATACGCTCTCTTTAACCAATTTAATTCGCTATTAAAAGAATTAATTTTAAAAAGATCATCAGTGCCTATATAAAGTTTTTCAGCACCTCTAGAAACTTTATTAGAAAATCCTGCCATAAAATTATCTACACTAGTAGCATCAATACCTTCATTTATTAATGCTCTAAAATCACCTACTCTAACATTAGTATTTATTATTCCAAGATTTAAATACTTTTCATGCAACTCATTTAATGCTTTATCACCACTTAATTTTGCTTCTTGACCTAAAACTCTTAAATTATTTATAGCACTTTTTTCTGACATAACCCCTAAAGAAAAAGGATTCAAACCATTTGCTAAACCAAACTGCACTCCACCTAAAAAGTTTCTCATGTGGGTTGTCCAGTTAAAAACTGTAGCTGCTCTATTTGCAAAAGATTTAATAGATAAGAAATTTTTATAAAAACTATTAGCTACATCAGGATCACCAAACATAGAAATTTCTTTTTCCATAATAACTTTTTCCATGTTTTCAGTAGTCCACTTACCATCTAATTTTTTACTACCTGTATTTTTTAATTGAACTAATCCATCCATACCTTCAGGTATATCTTTAAAAAGCCAACCTTGTTTATTTCCTATTTTATTCATGTCATCTAAAAATCTAGCTCTTTCATAAAACTTAGACATTTTATCTACAGAAATAATAAGAGCATCTTCAGGACTTTTAACTTCTCCTAATAGTTCTCTTATGGGTTGTCCTATATCTTTTCTTTGTCTAAATATTTTAGATTGTATACCCTTTACTACATCAAATTTCTTTTGAGCCATAATACTTCTAACAATAGAAGCTGCTCTATCATCTAAATTTGTTTTTACTTTATAAGTTTTACCTTTCTTTAACGCTTCATCAAGACGAAATGCTTCATTTTCTTGAAGTATTTTTAACATATGTTGTTCTGCTTTAGCTATAACTTGAGCAGTAGGAATAAATTCTTTGTCTTCAAATTGCCTGTAAGACCTTCTTAAATAATTATTTAAGTTATTATCTATTGTGTCTTTAATTTTTTTATTAGGAGCAAATTGTCTTAGCTCTAAACTTAATTCATCTACTAAGTTTCTTGCTTCTACCACACTTTCAGCAACTTCAGTATTTAATTTAAAATTAGATGTTAGATAATTAGTAAGTTCCTCACCTTCTAAATTTTTAAAAGCATTTTTATTAGCTTCACTAGTAGAAGTTAAAGCATCATAAACTCTATCTATTGTATTTGTATCATCTGTATTTTTTACAGCATTATTTATAGCTTGTTGAAGTCTACCTGAAATATGTTGAGAACGATTCCTATACTTACGAGCAGCCTGTTGACTTTGTTCAAAAGCATCTTGACCTGCATAAGTATTAAAACCTCTAGACTGAGTAAACTTTTGCCATAGTCCTTTAATAGTACCTTCTTGATTAAACACCTGTGCTTGTTCAGTAGCATCATCTACAACTTTAGAACTTGATAGTGTTGTTGTACCTGTAGGAGTTTCAGCTTTAGTTCGTTTTAAACCTTCTACTGCTTTGTCTACTATTTCTTCTTTAGATAACTCATCTATATTTTTACCAAGACTTCCTGAAATTACTCCACCAAGACCACCTAAAACTATTTCAAGTGGTAAATTACCAATCAACATTTTAAGTCTTTTTTCTGCATCACTATCATCTTCTTCAGGAGCTTGTAAGTATTCTCCTATTCCTAACAATGCAGAATCAGGTATGTCTGGAAACAAAGAAGAAATAATACTCCCTTCATTTGGGTTACTAATCCATTGATCAGTGGCTACTCCAGTAGCTATACCTGCTGCTGTATCCGCAGATATTTTATATTTTCTAGTTAATTCTCTAAATGCTCTAGGAGAACTAGTAGCTAATCTACGCATCCCATTTAAAATACCTATGCCTCCTGCTACATAACTACTAAGATTTAATATAGCTCCTCCTGTAGTTTCTGTTCTTGTAGCATAACCATCTCTATCAACTATAGTACTCAACTCTTCTGTTGTAGGATTTACTAAAGAACCTATAGCAGAATCATCAGCAGCTTTAGCTCTAGCTGTTCTTACTCTTCCCATACGTTCTCCTATGCTTAAATCATAGAAGTCATCCCCGTATAAATCTTCGGCTGTTTTATTTATATTTAAAGCGGCATTTGCAGGAACAACTGCTTCAAGAAAATCAGAAGCTTGTCCCACTGTACTTCTGTACACTCTTTTAACATCTCTCCCAAAACCACCATACTCTTCTGGCTTTTTAGGTTCAACACGATCTTCAAAAACAGTAGGAGGTAATCTATTTGGAGAGTTCATATATTCTTCATACTCTTCAAAAGTTCTTATATCAATAGGAACATTATCTCTAGTTTCACCATTTTCAAATGTAACTGTTCTTGTTGGTAAAGGCATATTATTGTCCTACTTGTCCTAATGTCTCAAGTCGAAAACGTCCAAAATTAATAAAGCCATCATACATTAGTTTATAATCAAGAGCTTTTTCTGCTAAATCTCTATATGCAAGATAGTCTTTAGGTTTTTCTAGTTCATCTACAAGTGATGGATCAATAGCTATTCTTTCTACATACTCAGCAGTCGCTTGATATTCTGGTCTACCTATATATTGATCTATTCCTAATTTTTCTAATTCATCTCTTGCATTAGTTAAGTCTCTACTTTCTCTAGCCAGAGACCTTCCGATTAGTACCCATTCTCTTTGCATCGCTGCCATTTCAGGATCAATAATTTTATCTGTATTCTCACCTATCCAATCATTCCATTTTGATAAAACTATATTATACTCTGTTAAATTTTGTACATCACTAGGAAGAATCCTAGAGCCATCAGCTCTTTTTTGTGTTAGTTTAGGTAAAAACTCTGTAGCAAATACTTTAGCACCTACCATACGCCCACCATCTGTAACAACATTAAACCCTGCTCTTGCTGAAGCTAACTCTGCTCTTTTTTCAGCAGGAGACATTTGTGGCCCTAACCCCGGAATACC